CTTACAATAGTATATTAGCTAGTTTATTATCATGGGGTGAGGGTTGGCACAACTATCATCACAATAAGTCAAAAGATTATAGACATGGACACAAATGGTGGGAACTAGATCCTCCTGCATTTTTTATAGAAAGGATTTTTAAATGAGAACAGTAACTAATTCACAAATACTAGATAAGCTAGAATCTCTGGAAGAGAGGATCACTAAACTTGAAGAGGCTATTAACAAAGGCAAGGGTGCTATTACATTTATAGCATGGCTAGGTGGTATAGCTGCAATAGTCGGAGGCTATTTTTATAACTCATGATACCTATGGAATTACTATCAATGCTCACATCCACAGTACTAGGTGGTGTATTGAGCATCATGGCTCAGAAGTCTAAAGACAAAGCTGAGCAACAAAATATGCTGATGCAACGAGCTGAGTTTCAAGCACAACAGTTTGACAAAGCAAGAGAAGTAACCGATTCATTTACTAAAAATACTAGGCGATGGATTGCTTTGATGAGTGTGTTCGCTATACTTATCATACCAAAACTGGCTCCCTTTATAGATCCATCGCTACCCATTTATGTAGGATATGTTGAAACTGTACAAACAGGTTGGTGGATATTTGCATCAGACATGGATATGACACAGTGGAAACCTCTAACAGGATTAGTAATTACACCATTAGACACCCATGTGGTAAGTTCCATAATAGGATTGTACTTTGGTGGTTCATTAGTAAGGAGATAACATGGCAAAGAAAGGGTTATACGCAAACATACATGCTAAACGTAAGAGAATAAAAGGAGGTTCAGGTGAAAAAATGAGAAAGCCTGGAAGTAAAGGCGCACCAACAAATGCTAATTTTAAACGAGCCGCAAAAACAGCTAAGAAAAAGAAAGCATAATGGTAGCTAAGAGATATCAAAACCCAGAGGGTGGACTAAATGCAGCAGGTAGAGCCTACTTCAAACGTAAAGAGGGAGCTAATCTTAAAGCACCTGTTACCGGTAAAGCACCTAAAGGATCTAAAGCTGCGGCTAGGCGCAAGAGTTTTTGTGCAAGAATGTCAGGAGTTAAAGGACCAATGAAAGATAGCAAGGGAAGACCAACACGTAAAGCGTTGGCATTAAGAAAATGGAAATGTCGCACATAAAAGGAGCATTAATTGTACTTGCAATAATCATTGCAATGTTAAGTATAGAAAATGCAGTGTCTGATGTTACCAGCTCAGGTGCTACAACTAATACCCAATCCAATAATGCGGGAAGTAATACTGCAATCACCGGTGGGTACGAATCCAGCACTACTTATCAGTCAGGATCCAGCTCAAACTCTACTACATCTAATACAACTAATAACAGCACGAATCAAGAGACAGCAGTTAATGGCTCCTCTGCGCCCAGTATGAGCGTTTATGGACAAGACAGCTGTGTCATACCACTCGCAGCAGGAGTAACCGTAATAGGGTTCTCAGGTACATTTGGTAGCTATATGAGAGATGATGAGTGTGAGCGTAGGAAAGCTACTTCAGTACTAGCCAAGCTAGGTATGAAAGTAGCAGCAATATCTTTGATGTGTCAGGAAGAAAATGTATGGCAATCAATGTGGGATGCAGGGACGCCATGCCCAATTGATGGATTGATTGGTGAGAAAGCTAAAGCTAGATGGACAGAGATTGGTGGATTCCATCAGCCTCAAGCTGATGAATGGAATGGTAAACCTATTCCCTCTGGGATGATTGATGATGATGATGAAGAAGATTAGTACAGTACTGCTGTTGATGATAAGCACAGCTGTTGCTGAGACAAACTGTACGACTAACACTCTAGGTGATAGAACTTGTGTTACTACAACAGGCAATATACTTTCCAATTCTACCTTTGGATCAAGCAATACTACGACAACCACAGGTTGGTTGACAACTGGTTCAGATGGTATACATACACATGGTAACTTCGGTACTTTCCCTTATGGTGCAAATATGGACCAAACAGGGGGCGTTTTAGCTTTCGAGGGTTATGTAGAAGACAACGTGTTTCAAGATAGTGCATTAGTTAATGATGGACACCTAACACAATCACAAATTAACGAGGGATTTACCTCAACTTTGTCAGCAGATGTATGGTTTTGGAACAGTATTGAGAATACATTGACCTTAAAACAAACAATTACAGGTGCTGATGGTTCTGTTACTACACAATCAAGAACAATAAATGACCACGATCCAACAAGAAACTTTAATGGTGGCACGTTTACAAACTATACAGATAGCTACATACAAAGTCCGAACTCACAAACAGATATTACAATAAGAGCCGAGCTATATAATCAGGGCGATGGATCAAACAATGATAGTTATCATAGAGGTCCAGATGTAGATAATGTTGAGCTATCCATTACGACACTAGGAGAGACTACAAACTGTCAGCAATTAGGTACTTGCACAACTGTTGGTACAGAAATTACTGAAGCATTTGAACAGATAGAAGAAGTGCTAACTGTAGTTACTCCAGAAGAATTATTTATATACGAAGAATTTATAGTAGAAGAGTTTATACCCTTTGAAGAACCTGAATTAGTTATTGAAATGTTTAGTGAGATATATATAGAAGAGGTAGCAGTAGAAGAAATCAATGCTGGTGTTGTTAATGTATTTACATTAGCAGTACCTGAAGAATTAATAGAGATGAGTCCTATAGCTATGATAGAAACATTTGAAGAGATGCCTATCGTTCCTATGGAAATGTTTGAAGAAATACCAATGGAGGTAACATATGGTAATCAGGAGACAATCGAGGAAATCTCAGCAGAAGTCGAAGTCCCAGAAGAAAGAGTTGAAGTTGAGCAAGCCGAAAACAACGAGACAAGAATTGAAGGATCTGAAAGCACAGAGGAAATCGCAAGTGAGCCGGAACAAAATCAACCTGTCGAACGAAACGCTAACGTTGAACGAGGAAGCGAATCAGATACGAGAACAAGCTCAAGCGAAACAGAAACAATTGCAACAGAAGAACCAAGAGAATCTAACACCGAGACCGATAGGGACATTGGATCTACAGAAGAAGTCGTTGTTGAAAGTAATGTTAGAGAAAATATTCCAGATGTTTCGATAGCAGATATACAAAGACAAGTAGAACAAACAACACAATCAATTGATAAACAATTAGTAAATGTACAGTTAGTAGTAGCAAAGGTAATGCAAAACAATACTATACTTGAGGCATACTCTAATAAACAGTATAATGATAACAATGAAAGAATGGTTAACATCAACATTGACGAGTATATACTTCAAGACTATACGGATAATCGTCAGATATACAGTGACATGCAGGGTATTCCTGTCGACATTGTGGCTCAGTCTGAAACTAGAATATCTGAAGCGGTTTCCGAAAGGATAAGAGCAGAAGAACACTTGAGAAGAATACGTGGATATTAAAACAATAGCAGGTATTATTGGTTTAGTTATAACTATAGGTGGGTTGTTTGTTTATCAAGGACAATTGATTCAAAGAGTAGAAGTATTAGAGTCACGTTCTGCTCCAGACATTAAACCATTGGAACAAGATATAGCAATCAATAAAGCTGAGATAGCAGTAATCAATGCAAAGATTAATGAGATCAAAGCACGCTCTGACAATCCATTAAGATAAGCTACTAACAGGACTGCTATCACTGTTAGTAGTATTCTTCCCAGTCAATAGACTCATACATTTCTTCCCATGTAGATAACAAATATTCTTCAGTACCATATCTAGCTTCAAAGCTACGTCTACCCATACCATGATAACCTTTGTTACCACGATGATGGTCAACACATAGAGGTATACACTTTACATTTCTTTGAGACATACCCATACCCTGCCTCAAGTGATGTATTTCAGTAGGTGTAGTTTGTTTCTCTCCTGAGTCTCGACAAGCAATGCATCCAGTTTCAGCCATCTTTTGATACAAAGCTTGTCTTTTCTTTTTGATTACTATAGATAATTTCTTATCTTTCTTGCTTACCATCTTGGCTTAATAAGGTGATATTCCTTTGCATATTTGGTTTCATGTCTACGTATCCTAATACATATAATTTTTTTACTATCTTATGTGCGTGGGATTTACTGCTTAGCCCAACCTCATCAGTAATTTCCTGATAGGTTGGACTGACACCATGCGTGTCTAGATAGTTTTCAATATGACTAAGTACTGCCAATTGTAAATGTGTCATTTTAGAATGGAACATCATCACCAGATGGCTTGGCTTTGAATGGATCTACACTCTCTTTGCTTGATGATTCTTCATCACGTTTGCCTAGAAAGATAACATCATTTATTTTTACACTAGGTACTCTGTTGCCATCTTCTTTTTCCCAGTAGTTAAATGTACCAGATACGTGTACTTGTTTACCTTTGGTTAGATATGGCATGACTGCATCTATCCTAGACATAGGGTTCTCTGAATAACTATTAGGGAACATGGCACAGTTGTGCCACATAGGTGCAGTTTGTTTTGTGCTTGGATCATAAGTATCAGTAGCTAGGGAGAAGACAAGCATAGAGTTACCATTACGTAAGTCTTTTAGCTCAGCATCTTTACCTAGTCTACCGATAAGTCTAATCTCACATAGTGAATTAGGCATCTTTCTTTGCCTCCTTTTCTTTAGATACTAGGTTATCTATATGGTCATTGATTTCTAAACATCTGCTATGAGCTATATTTAAACGTTTTATTTCATCGCTTATGTAGTGCGTCCATTGTGCTAATCTACTTCTAACTAAAAATCTTGGTAGAGATTCTACCTCATTTGTTATAGGATTAATGAACTCATAGTCTTGATGGTCTGGATGCTTTTCTTTTTTAATGTTGCTTACTTTGGTCATTTAATTGTGCCTCCGCTACTTTATTTAGTTTGTTATGTGCATCAGATTTTACTTTGTTGCCTGTTGGTTCTTTGAAGTCTACAGATTCTGAATCAGAATATATGTATGCATGAGCATTGAGTAGTTTCAAGATACATCTATCGACTGCTCTCTTCTCTGCCATAGCATATGGGAATTGACTGACAGTATTCTTGCCTGTGCTTTCACCTAATGATTCAATGACTCTATCACCTGACTGCGCTATACATTTAACAACGACATCTGGACTATAGTTTAATACTTCTAGTGTCCATGTAATGTTATCTTGTGCAGCGACTTTTTCTAAAGCGTTATGCTTTATTATCCACTGACTTTTACCGCCTCGTTTGAGTTGCCAAAAGTCTGTAGCTTCTAGTTTGTATGTAGTTTTAAACTCATTAACTAGACTATCACTATAATTACTCTCCATTATTGGTCTCCTTTATGGTTAGTATGTTACGTTTATTGCGAGTAACAACGATACCCGCACCCTCTGCCTTACGACAATCATCTGGAACAAGTCCTCTAATTGTTTTCTTGCAGTCATCAAATGCTTTAGCTATTGGTTTACACTTGTTATATGTATCAGCTAAAGCAATCCATTCGACATCAGTATCCATATCCTTTACAGTCATACCATTAAGAGGTATGTTCTTTGGTGGATCTGGTAACTCAGATTCAAAACCTTTAGGTTCAGTATCTGTTTCAACAAACATCCAGAAAGCTTTCTCTAATTTGTATAACTTTTTTTGATACTCATGGTCCCAATCAATGACAGCATGTTCATGTCTACTGTTACCAAAGATTACTGACAAATACATATACTCAGTCATACTGTGCATCATGTAATGTTGCAGTTGAGGATAGTAAAACTCTGCTACTTTCTCAAAATTATTTTGTTCGTAAGTATGCTTTGCTTCTATAAGAATACCACCATGGTCTCCATCTGTTATGATTCCATCACAATGAGATGCCATAAAGTCATCTTGTAATACATTGTATCCATGTTGTATTCCACAATCTAATTCATACTGTAAGAATTGTAGATTAACTTTCTCTGTTGCTATGCCTATTTGTACTGCTAGTTTTCTAGATAAATCTTCAGGTTTAGCACGACCTGTTTTTTCTTGCCATAATGCTAACCAATCACCATTGATTATTCTGCCAGCATCTGATCCACCGATATAACCTTTACGGTCTTTTATATTTACGTTACGTTTCATGTTGCTATCTCCATGTTGTTCTATAATTGTACTACTTTTTAGCTATATAATCTACCAAATACTTGCTTGGTTGTATCTTTGCACCTGATTTAATAAAGCGTTGAAGCTTTATAAATGCATTGGTAATAGAGATAAGCCAGTCTCTATGTTCTTCGTATTCAGGTTTGCACCTATCAACAAATTCTTTGGGCAATGGTAAGCGTGGATATTTATATTCAACTAATATATCTTGCACACATTTTTGCAGTACAAACATAGGATACTTAGTAAGCTCAGTCAGATATACTTCGATACCTATTTCATTAGGCACTTGTATCTGGAATGTAGAAGCAATAACTTCTAGTCCCTCAGCTACATCCATACGTGTACATGGTTGCATAAGTTTATTAGCAACAGTTAATATATCTAATCCAGCTACATCAATCCCTTTTCTTGTTTGAAATGTTGAGGATATTTCCATTTGATTTAGAATCTCCTCCTTTCGCAACTCTAACAAGACGTGACTTTCTGTCTGAAACATCCTTGGTAGACGTTGCAACGTGGCTTGATGGCTTGGATCTCCTACGTTTGTCAAAGTTTTCTGCACACCAGAACTCGAAACGAGCGTCCCAATCTGCATATACTTTTCCAGAAGCTCGGAACCATCGTCTGAATTGTTTATGCTCATATTGTATATCCTCAATAGTAGACTCAGGATAATCAGACCTGAGATTATTTACAGTGTCTGGGCTTGGCACCCAGTCATTTGGTATTTTAGTTCTTGCCATGTGTACCTTTCCAGTATTGTATATCATCAGCGAAGTTGTATGTGTCAGCTAGACTGTCACGTGTTTGAAAGAAACCCGGACATGTTCTGTATGTCATATACATCCGCGCGTAATAAGCTTTGTAATTGTTATTGCATTTGATTTGATCGCCAGTGGTATCAATATCACAATGCCATCTTACACGTTCCCATACCGCAGCAACACCATAGTGTTGATACACTTGTCTTACTTCATCTGCAAACTGACAGAAGTATCCAAATACTTTAGGGTTTGCACGATGAAATGTTTTAAAGTTTGTCATCATTACTCCTTTTTGTTTGTTAATTTATCTAGTTCTTTCCATATCTGGTCAGTAACTATCTCGATTAATTTCTTGTGTGCTATTTGTTTGGCACGTTCTTTGAGTTCATGTCTACCAATAGGTTCATTATCACCAAAGAAAGCACTACCATTTACAGTGACTTGCCAGTAATGACCAGTCGATCCATCATGGTGTCTAGGTACTTTAGCTAGTACTAATGTTATATCATGATTGATATATACATGAGATGAGTATGTGCTAGATTTACCAGCAACTTTTTTCCACATAGTTTTCCACTCCTGCCTCTCGGCTCTGATTATTTTTGATTCATCCTCTCTGCCATTTCATCTAACTCACTTGTAATATGTACATCCATATTCTCAATGACTTTGTATATAGTCATGAGACCATCACGATACCCGGTGTCATACGATATGTCACACCTTGCCTCGAATGGGACAGAAGTATTTTTATACTTAGGTGGCAACTCACTGATCTTGTTGCGAAGTTTATCCTCACAATACAACATCAACTGTTGCGTTAGTTTATAACTTGGTGTCATTTTCTCTCTCCACTATTGTTTGTTCTATTATTGTACTACATATAACCTATTTGAGGTAGCCCTTTCGCATCCATGATTGGATCTGTATTGAATCCAACCAGTCAGATACCTTTGGAATGTAACCACAATCCTCAGTTATATGTCGCTCAGCTATTAATCTTACAGGAACTTTACGTCCATCACTATTGGTTATCGTAGTGCCGAACACTTGTTCACACATAAAGCAACCCTCAGTGTGATGTCGCAAAGCCCTATGTTTTACAGTAGCTATATGTTTTTTACTATCATCAAACCAATCATGAATGGCTTGGTAATCCTCTGGAATTCCGCCCCATTTCTGGACTGATGACAGTGCATGATGATAACAATTAGCCATTGTCTTTTTCCTCAAATACATGAGATTCAGATTCACGATAGTAAGTCTCACATTCAATCGTAAGCACACCATCCTCATAGACTACATCACCACTACCACCCTCGTTGTTGTACCAATCAATAGATACATAGTTCATATAGTCACCAATAAACTCAGTGATATAATCAGACAGCGTAGTGCTTCTATGTTCTTCTGATTCATGTGGTTTATACCAGATGTATTTATGTCCTAATCTCATTGGATCACGATAGAAATCTTCCAATGCAAACAATTTATTTCTTTGCTTTTGGTACTTTGGATCAGTCCAATCTAAATTCTTTACATCATCTAATCCAGCTTCTTTCGTTATAACTTCTCGGTCTGGTATCTCATCTTGTGAAACAAAATGTACACTTTCAAAGTCACCGCTGTCACCACCACCATTGAAACTAACAGCAAAGTATGTAACATCATGCTGTTTCATGAACCTATGAAACTCTGGTATTGAACGTTCTTTGAAAGACTTATTCTGTCTTTCTCTACGTTCTTCCCATGTTTCTTCTTGTTTTGTTGTAGCCATTACAACCTCCTTTGGTTGTGCCTGTCCATCTCAAACCATAATAAACAGGCACGATTATATCTATACACCATGTATAGAATTCATTAAGGATAGATAGAAATTGACTAGCAGAACTAATCGTACACCCTAGTATTTATCTATCTACCCCAACATGCCAAGCACTAGTACCTTACGTCTTGGATTTACAGTATTAAAATAATTTGTGTTGTTGAATGTTAGAGTAAGCAATCTTATCAATAAGTTTCAGGACACAACCAGTCCATTCATCTCTCATGCTTAGTTTATGATAACTCCAAATGTCTTTATGTCTATGAGGTATAGCACTCCTAAACTGTAAGCTTGTATCTTTTGGACTTATCGTTGCTTGTATTACATCTGGTAAATGTTCATGTACGATACAACCGCAATGCTCAATACCAGTTGCACTCCAATCAACAGCACGAATGTCTACATAAATATCTGACTTAGGTATAGATTTGACTTGCTCAAGTGTGCATCTCATATCTATACCTTGCCATTTTACATAGAGTAGTCTATGTATTTTCATAAGCCTTTTTCTTTTTCTATATCTAAACATTCGCGTAAGCTACAAGGCTTCCAGAATTTATCTCTTTCAATTTTTAGTCCCATACCAACAGATGTTTCTTCTATCTCATCTATACTTACAGAACCATACTCTGCGTCAGTGATAGAACATACACCCCATGCTATGTTAGTATCTGGATCTAATTCAGATAGATACCAAGTACCTAACCCTACTGGATTGAATAGTTTTACAACACCATCAAATTCTTTAGTACCATCTTGTTGTTGATGGTTCTTAATCATCTTCATGCGTTGTGCTTTCGTTAGTAGTTTCATCATTACCTCCTAGTGTTAATGCAACAAACATTACTTTACCGTTCTTGTCTGTCACGATTTCTTTCTTGACACCATTGCCAAGCTGTTCGATTACATTTATTGTCTTATCTAAGCTCATACAGCTCCTCCCTACTTCATATTCGAAGTAAATAAAATATGTTTCGCAAAACCGAGAGCATATTTTATTTACGAAGATATCTGACCAGACGATCCATAGTTGAGGTTTCGACAGATATCTTCTACACCTTGACTCCTTGGTGCTATACCCAGCCACTGTCATAGTGTTTCAGGGTTTAAAATATGTTGATGTGCGTACTGAAAGCGAAACTAAATCAGAGGCACAAGCAAAGAGTCGACCGAAGCCGACTCAATGCAAGATGTGTTACTTAAGTAAGTTTTTGACTTCTTGGTAACTCATGCAGTTATCAGGATTGCCTGCCTTTTTCGTATGGTCCTTGATGATAGGATTATACTCTTTGCCGAACTTATCCTTGTATATAGTTTGTGCGAACACCATGGTTCTTCTACTGACCTCAGCGTTACCAGCTGTATAACCGATGATAGCGCCATGCTTTTGCATAGCTTCGTCTGTTATGTGGTCGGTAACTGATTTGTGGAAACCCTCTTCTTCGAGGATTTCACGCAATCCAGCTTTGCTTAGTGCTTCAGTGTTTAACCAATAGTTAAGACTCCTTTTATTGTTGTATATCAGCTTCTCCAAATAGTCTTTCGCAGGACTGAAATCAGAATCTTCCAGACTATATGGTGAGTTAGGTGAGACACCACACTCGCAGTAGAAGTCGAATTGGACCTTAACTGCTTTTAAAGAGTCACTTAGTGTTAATTGTTTTGCCATTTTTACCTCCTGCTAGTTAATCTAGCTGTTAAATGGTGCGAATGTATAAACAATGCTCGAAATGATATGTCAAGGACTCGGTCTTCGACTTTGCGTAGCAAATCCTTGACATTCATTCTCGGCATATGTTTTACTCGCCAATCCAATTAACAGCTTAGCTTAACAGCAAGAGGTAAAATGGATTAAAACAAAAACACTAAGAGAGGATATTAAAACGTTAAGTCCAATGAGACTACTGCGAGAGTGTGTGTCTCGGTACCTAACCACTATATAAACCTGAAGTGTGTCTGAAGCTTCTGTCAGTCCTGCTTTGTGAAAGACTGGGGAAGCTTGATTTACTCAATAAAAGGGGGCATCATTGTGTTAATAAGCTGAAGCACAAGCAAAGATGTGATGAAGTAAGACATGAAGAAGATACAGGATTCCCAAATCAGTAACGACCAGCTACAGACTAAGCTGACTGCAAAACAGAAGCTATTAGTGGATACACTGGTAGCCGAGGGATGTAGTATGAAAGAAGCTGGTATTCGCGCAGGATACAAGGAAAACTCGGCAAGAATATCCGCACACAAGGCACTACGAATTCCCAAGGTAGCAAACTATTACGCGAATGAGTTACGAATAAGTCTAAATCTGTCATCACATCTTGCATTGAAAAGGATTCGGTCCCTCTGCTCTGGTGCCAAGTCTGAATACGTTCAGCTTGAAGCATCAAAGGACCTGCTCGACAGGGCAGGACATAAGCCACCAGAGCAACATCAGCATTTAGTCGCAGGGGATTTCTCTATCAAGATAGATTTGAGTTAAGATACCCTGTGGGAAATGACTGATGTAGGACCGAAACAATTGCATGGGGGTTGAAAAACTGACACACCCAAGATAGCAAACCTATTGCCCACGTAATATTTTCCTTTAAAGTCCGTTCCACCTGTGGTCAAATAGTAATGGCGAAAAAATATTTTTTACCGTAGGAGGTACATTATGCCAATGGGAAAAGGAACATATGGATCTAAGCGTGGGAGACCACCAATGAAAAAGACCAATAAAACTCCAATGAAGAAAAAGAAAAAGTAATGGAGTCTTTACTTAAAAGAGGTAAGAAGTTCTATAAAGATAATGAAACTGCTATTAATGTAGGTATGTTATTGATTCCGGGTGTAGGGCTTCTAGGTCAAGGCGTCAAACATGGTATTAAATACGCCCTATCAGCTCAAAGAGCCACCGATACATTTAAGGCAGTCAATAAGCTGCCAAAGATTAAATACGTAAAACAACCTAAAGGAACCTCTGGTAGCTGGTTAACACAAAATAGATTGAACACACAAAGAAGTTTCTTAAAAGAAAGAGATGTCTATAAGGTTAAATACAAACAGTACAGGAAAGAACAAGCGGATCTAGCTCATACAAGCATGAAAAAGATGATGAAATATACTGGAACAGGTTTAGCACTTTCAGGTGCTGGTATCTATCAAGCAGGAAAGAAAAATAGGAACAACAGCAGGTAGGGAGTGTATACTAAGATATGGCTAAAATCAATAAGAATATATTTAAACCCAAAAATAAAGACACTATTGTCAAAGGCGTTAATCTATCAAAAGGATATAGGGCTGGTAAGAAAGCTGGAATGTTTGCATTAGGTTTAATCACTAAGATTCACCCAGTAGCACGTGTTGCTAGTTTGCTATACAAAACTGGTAGAGCATTACATCTAAGACATCAAGCACGTAACCTTAAGCTAGTTACCGACACAATGCTTCGTAGAACGCCTATAAGAGGCAATGTTGTGATTCAGCCTTTCAAGGGTACTAAAATAACAAAACGTGCCAAAATCGTCCGCACAACGCCTTTAAAATACCTATCAGGAATTAAACGTACTAGAGCAACTAATCAAAAACTATTGACATACGATAGGAAGATTCCGGGTGGTACTATGAAACCAGCTGATTATCGTCCATTGAACAAACCTAAAATTACCACCAACAGATCCATAGTCACTCTGGCTAGAAAAAGACGTGCATTGAGACAAGAGGCAGGCACAGGTATAGCACTTAAGATTGGTATAGGACTAGGTGCGTACAAAGGTGGTAAGAGATTGACACAAACTAAGTATGGCGCATTACCACTAGATAGCACTAAAGCTAGACAAAATTTAATTCTATCAACAGTTAGAAAACCTAAAGTCAAGAAGTATAGGGATTCTAATTTGACTCAAGACCAAATGGATTCAATATTTAAAAGGTTAAAACAATGACAACTAAAATGGAGAAACGTGCTAAATGCATAATAAAAAACGAGCAAAAGGAAAAAAGGGCAAGAAGAAACCTTGCTGTGAAAGACTTCATAGAATATAAAATGCTTAGAGGTCACAGTAGAGAAACAGCTAGTAAGATGGCACAATCCTTAATCGATGACAATAATTCCTAAAAAAAGAATCAAGAACAAAGCTACCCCAGAAGAGATAGCTACGACCAAACGCAATGCAGCAATCATAGGGAATATATTAAGCTTCGCAGTACCCGTTGGTTATCTGGGCAATGTGGCTAGGATTATCAAACAAAACAAATCATTTGTTAAAAACCTACGTACTAATATCAGAAAGACACAAGATTCAAAAGGATTAAGAGAGATGGATTATAACGATCCTCGTATCAAACTAAAAGGCGATGTCTTAGTTAGAAAAGGAAAACTTAATGTCTACAGAGGCGAAGGTACTCCAACGATACAAGATGCAATTACTTTATCTTATACAAAAAGTTTTATAAAAAAAGGTCCTACACCAATAGGTAGGCGTCTTAATAAACTATCTGGTAAACAACAACGAATTGATTCTTATAGACCACAAATAGCATCTGATATTATGGCACAAAAGATACAAGTATCTCAACTAGGAAGATATGCAACAACAGATCCAAGAAGAGGTAAGATGTATGGTATTATGAAAAGGAGAGGACAACTAACAGCAGGCGCTGAACCTCAATATGATGCAGTAAGAAAAACATACAGAATTAAAGTATCTGATTTTTTTAAAGGTTTAAACGCTAAATCAAGAACAATTCGATTTGTTAATAAATCCTATCCTAAAAATAGAGCAGATGAGATAAAACGAAGAAGAGGAAAACTTACAATGAGTAATAGCTGGATGCCTAGTCAAAATCCAGCAACAGACACAAGAAGATTTATTAATGCAACTAAGGTTAATGAAAGTCTTGATGTCAAACGCATGTTCAATGTAATACAAAAAAATAGAACATCTGGTAGAACGAGAGCAGGAAATCCGGGAGTCTATACTGTAGCACCAAGAAATCCTTTTACTGGTAGACAATTACTTGAGAAAGGATATATCTTGAAAAATGTAGATAAACAATTCTTGATACCTAAAAAACTCGATAGAAAGCTTAGAAAATAATGGCACACACAATAGAAGCATTAAGAAAATACAATACCCCAGCTATGAAGAAACTTATCATTGCTGTTAAGATGAGCCATATGAAAGGATTGCCAAAGGAAGCAATGACTGACAGAGAGGCAGAAAGAGTGCTTGAATCATTAACACCAGTAACACTTGAGAAGTTATATAAACTAGCAGTGGAACATGACCTCCTTAACTTATAAGCCAGACGGTAACGTAATCAAACAATTCATGAAAGATGACTCGTTCTTTCGTGGTCTACGTGGTCCAGTAGGTAGCGGTAAATCAGTATCATGTTGCATTGAAATCCTTAGAAGAGCATTAGAACAAAAGCCCGGAGCTGATGGGATTTCTAGATCCAGATGGGCTGTGATAAGAAATACTAACCCACAACTCAAAACAACTACCATAAAGACTTGGATTGATTGGTTTCCAGAACAAGAATGGGGCAAGTTTCAATGGTCAGTACCTTATACTCATGTAATTAAAAAAGGTAAAATGGAACTAGAAGTTATCTTCTTAGCACTAGATAGACCAGAAGATGTCAAGAAACTACTATCATTAGAGTTAACAGGAGTATGGATCAATGAAGCTAGAGAGATACCTAAGTCAATTGTTGACGCATGTACTATGCGTGTTGGACGTTATCCTAGTATGCGTGATGGTGGTCCTAGCTGGTATGGTGTTATAGCTGATACCAACCCGCCAGATACAGACCATTGGTGGGCAATCCTAGCAGGTGAAACTGTTATCCCAGATTACATTACAAAGCAAGAAGCTAAGATGTTAGTTAAGCCAGATAACTGGTTATTCTTCAATCAACCACCAGCAATGGAAGAAGTGTTTACTAAAGAGGGTGAGCTTGAGGGATACAATGATACTGACAAAAGAGAAAATGGTAAGAATCTTACAGAAAATTATTATAAAAATATCATCAGAGGTAAAACTAAATCATGGATTGATGTCTATGTACTCAACAAACTAGGGCAAATTGAAGACGGTAAGCCTGTATATGAGATGTTTAGACGTGATGTACACGTTGCTAAGTCTGATATAGCAGTCATGAAAGAGGCACCAATACATATGGGCATAGACTTTGGGCTTACTCCAGCATGTGTGTTTGGTCAAAGAGTACGTGGAAGATGGCTTATCATTGATGAATTAGTAGCTGAAGACATGGGTATACTTAGGTTTTCTGATTTGATGAAACAAAAGATGGCAGAGTATCTACCCAGAAACTTTACAATATTTGGCGATCCAGCTGGTGACCACAGGGCGCAAACTGATGAATCTACCCCATTCCAGATACTTAGAGGTCGTGGTATTAGTGCAAGACCAACACATTCTAACGATGTTACGTTGAGATTAGAGAGTGTTAATGTTACTTTACAAAGAATGATAGATGGCGATTCTGGAATATTGATAGATCCAAAATGTATAAACCTTATCAAAGGTTTTGATGGTGGCTATCACTATCGTAGGATGCAAGTATCAGGGGAAAGATATGAAGAGAAGCCTAGTAAGAATAGATTCTCGCATGTCCATGATGCTCTTCAATACATGTTATTGGGCGCAGGGGAGGGGCGAGCATTGACATCAGGTGCAAAACAAAGTAAACCTGTAGTTGCTAGAAAGAATTTTAATGTTTTTGAATTAAAACCAAAAACAATATACGGGAGAAGATAATGTGTGCAGGACCATTTAAACCAAGCAGACCAGCACCACCGCCACCGCCAGTAGAGGATAAGTCTGCTAAAGCGATGAGACAGCGTGAAAGAATTAGACAGCAAGAAGAAACTTCTAAACTTAAAGAACAGCGTTATGAAGAAAGAGTTGCCGCTGCTTATGGAAGAATGGGAAGACGCAGTCTTTTATCTGGCAGAAGAGGTGGAACAGGTTTTCAATTACAAGAAAATTTAATGAGTAAGAAAACATTAGGAGCTTAAATGCCAGTCCAACCAGCTAATCCGCCAGAGATTAATCCATTAGAGTCTCCTGTACAGCAGTTACTCAAAAGATATGAACATGCTCGTTCTATAAAAGACCAATGGAAAGGTATCTTTGAAGAGTGTTATGAGTATGCTTTACCACAAAGAGAGAGTTTTTATACCGAAAATCCGGGAAGAAGACGTACGGATCGCATATTTGATGAGACAGCAGTAGTAGGTGTACAAGAATTTGCATCAAGATTACAGGCAGGAATCGTACCAAACTACACCAGATGGGCTGATTTTACTGCTGGTAGCGAAATACCAGAGGAAGATAAGAAAGAAGTTAACATGATGTTAGACAAGGTTACTGAGTATGTATTTGAAATATTACAGAACTCAAACTTCTCACAAGAAATACATGAATCGTTTTTAGATATAGCACTTGGCACTGGTGTTATGTTAGTCGAAGAGGGTGATGCTGTTGCACCAATTAGATTCAAAGCAATACCATTACCTCAAGTATATATGACCTCTGGTCATGATGATAAAGTGGATCATGTCTTCAGAAGACGTATGATTCGCATGAAAGAACTAGCGGTAGCTTATCCAAATGCAGAGATATCAGAGAAAATGGCTATGGATATGGCTAAAAATCCAGACAAAAACTGTGAAATCATAGAGGTAGTGTATAGAAATCACTACAATTTAAAGGAAGAAGAGAACTTTTTTTGTGCAATATCTAAGGAATATGAGGTAAAAATCTACGAAGAAACGTTCAAAGGGCAAGGATCTAACCCATTTGTAGTATACAGATGGAGTAAATGTGCAGGTGAAACCTATGGTCGTGGTCCATTAATGAACGCACTACCAGCTATTAAGACATCAAATCTTACAATGGAACTAATATTGGAAAACGCACAAATGGCTATATCTGGCATGTATCAAGTAGAAGACGATGGAGTAGTCAACGTAGATAATATTCAATTGATTCCGGGAACTATCATACCGAAAGCACCGGGCAGTGATGGGTTACAACCTATTGGTGGTACAGGTAACTTTAATGTTTCAGATTTAGTTTTAAGAGAAATGAGAACCAATATTAAGAAAGCTTTGTATAATGATATGCTTGGCACACCTAATGAAAAAACACCAATGTCAGCTACTGAGGTAGCAGAAAGACAAGCAGATTTGTCCAGACAAATAGGGGCAGCGTTTGGTAGATTACAATCAGAGATGGTAACACCAATATTACAGCGTGTTATTTATATTCTAAAAAAACAAGGTAGAGTAAAGATTCCTAAAATAAATGGACGTGAAGTTAAAGTTTCTTCATCTAGTCCATTAGCACAAGCTCAGTTTCAACAAGATGTCGCTACAGTAGACAGGTTTCTTGGCATGATACAGGGCAGAGTAGGACCAGAATTAGCTAATATTATTGTAGACCAGATGGCTGTTGCAAAATATATAGCTAATAAACTAGGTATCCCTGAAGAATTAGTACGTTCTCCAGAGGAAATGCAAGCAGCTGCGCAACAAATGGCACAGATGATGCAACAACAACAACCGCAGGAGGATGCACCTCCTGAACAATAGGAGTCATAATGGCAGAGAAAAAGCCCAATATGCTTATAGGTTTGGACAATATCCAAAGAAAACCGCAAGATGAGGAGAACTTAAATACTTTGTTTTACAAACTGTTCACAACCACAGGTGGATCTCAAGTATTAAAATATCTTAAATCTCTTTCTATCGAGGCAGTAGCTGGTCCAGAAGTATCGGACCAACAACTACGTCACTTAGAGGGACAGCGTTATCTTGTAGGATTAATCCAAAGAAGAGTTAACAAAGGTATAAGTCAAAACGCAATACAGGAGAAATCAAATGGCTGAAGAACAAATACAAACAACTGAAGAGACAACACAAGCAGAAGATGTTTCACGTGAAACATTAGATGTACCTGCACCAACTAGACCAGAATATGTACCAGAGAAGTTTTGGAATGATGAAACAGGTGAAGTAAAAACAGAAGACTTAGCTAAGTCCTATGTTAATCTAGAAAAATTTTCTACTGGTAAGAAAGAAGAAATGAAAGAACAACTGCTTACTGAATTACAAACAGAAGCAGAAGAGGGACTACCAGAAGATCCAGCAGGTTATAAACTACCATCATTAGTGGAGGGAATTACTGAAGAAATGGTAGAACAAAACCCATTAACTGATTGGTGGCGTAATCATTGCCATGAATTGGGTTTACCTGAAGAAGTATTTCAATCTGGTGTTAATAATTACACAGATATTCTTATGCAAAATCAACCAGATTTGGATGCTGAAGCAGAAAAATTAGGTGAAAATGCATCAGAAAGAATAGAAGCTGTAAATGCATGGGCATCTTCACAGTTTCCACCAGAGGAATTTGAAGCAATACAGATGATTGGTTCTAGTGCTATAGGTATATCTGCACTTGAAAGAATCATGGATATGCAAAAATCTTCTATGGGTAGATCGAGTGAAGTAGCTAAACCAGCTCAAGAACTAACAATCGATACAGTAAAAGAAATGATGAAAGACAAGAGGTATTTTGATCCAAGACACAGGGATTCTTCTTATGTAAAACAAGTAGATGACGCGTGGGCTAGATTGAATATGGCTGGCAAAGTCTAATGCTTTATGTTGAAAAGTCTACGCCAGAACATGCATTTGCTCTGGCGTTTGACCTTAGACAAGAAGACAAATATGAGGTAGCACTAGCAGGTCATACACCACTAGATGCTTTAATTGCACCTTTTAGATATACAAGACAGGGTGTAAACACGTATACTGTACTCAATACTGGAATACCAGTAGCTATGTTTGGCGTTATATCCACTCCACAAAACGTCAAACATGGCGCAGTATGGTTTCTTTCGTCCTACAAATTAGACAATAACATGCGTTATTTTACTAAAAGAACTAAAAAATGGGTAGATTACTTCCTTGCAGACTACGAATATGTATATAACTACATAACAGTAGAACATAAGAAGAACATAAGATGGCTTAAATGGTTAGGTTTTAAATTTAAAACAGAGAAAATTCTTGTTAAAAACGTTGAGGTGTTGTATTTTTATAGACAGATACAGGGTGTATCTAAAGATATACAGCCCATAATAGGGGACATCGGTCCTAAATGGATAACCGATCTAAGCTAAGTTGGACAACTGTTAGTTTAACAATTAACAATTTGGAGGCTTAATATGGCAACGCAAATTAGTACCGCCTTTATTAAGCAGTTTGAAGCCGAAGTCCACATGGCTTATCAAAGGATGGGTTCCAAACTGCGCAATACAGTGCGTAATACAAATAACGTTACAGGCAACCAAGCACGATTCCAAAAGGTTGGTAAAGGTTCAGCGTCTACTAAATCTAGACATGGACAAGTCAACACAATGGAAGTTACACACTCTACAGTAGATGTAACATTGGCAGATTACTATGCTGCTGATTATGTTGATAGCTTAGATGAGCTAAAAACAAACATCGATGAAAGACAAGTGTTAGCTACATCGGCTGCGGCTGCTTTAGGGCGTAAAATGGATCAATTAATTATTGATGTACTTGACGCTGGTTCAAACTCAAACAACGTGGTTCATGGTTCAGCAGCTTTAACATTAGCTAAAGCACTAACCGTATATGAAGCATTTGGTGAGGCAGATGTACCAGATGATGGTCAAAGATATTTTGTTGTATCACCAGCTGGATGGGCAGATTTACTACAAATCGACCAATTCAGTAGAGCAGAATACGTAGGAGAAACTGATTTACCATACGCTGGCGGAATGACAGCTAAAAGATGGCTTGGTTTCTTATGGTTTACTCATTCTGGACTATCAATTTCTAGTACAACTAGGGACTGTCATGCATACCACAGCTCGTCTGTTGGTCTTGCTACTGGTTCTGACGTACGTACAGAAATGAACTATGTACCAGAAAAAGTAAGTAATTTAATAACTTCATACTTTAGTGCAGGATCTGTCATGATTGACAATGATGGTGCTATTGAATGTCAGATAACAGAATAAGGAGGATAACATGGCTTTAGATGCAACAAATCTTAAAAAGATAGCTGGTGCTGGCGACATGAATCTCTTTGTTTATAAGAGTACTGACGCTATTGGAACAATTGTAGCTTCGGGTTATTTTAATAATTCGACTGATGACTTAAAACAGTTTGATACAATTATAGTAACTGGTGCCACAGGTGGTACAGCTACTGTAGATGTTATTACTGTTTCTAGTGCAACAGGTGCTACAACAGTTACAACAACTAACGGAACATAACGTTCTAGGGGCTGGTTCTCATTTACCAGCCCCACTTTAAATTATGACAGACAGTAAATTTGATATATGTAGTAAAGCCCTAGTTTTAGTAGGAGCCAATACTATTACCTCATTTACTGAAAATACAACAGAATCAACAGTAGCAAATCAACTGTATGAATCTACATTAGAAAATATGTTATCTAGATGTAGATGGAGATTTGCAACGAAACAACAACAATTATCAAGAGATACAGAAACACCTACAGCAAGATGGTCTGCCCAGTATTCAATACCTGCTAATGCATTAATATTACATACTGTTACTGTAGGGGACTCTGTTATTGAATATGATAGATACGAGGACTATGTCTTATGTGATGCTTCATCAGGTGATACTGTAGTAGCTGATTTTACATTTCAGCCATCAGAAGCACACTTTCCACCCTATTTCAAACAAGCATTAGTATTCGAACTAGCATCTTTATTTGCTGGTGCAATAGCTAGAAACGATAGCTTGTCACAACTGTATCAACAAAGAGCAGTAGCTCAACTTGCTTATGCTAAAGCACAAGACTCACAAGCACAAACAAGCAGAAGAGTCGATACAACTAGATTTAGAAATAGGAGGAACAGTGGTTCTTTAGGCACAGTTAAAGCCACTGTATCATCATAAATGCCAATTGCCAGATATCACCAAGCAGATTTTGCTACAGGAGAAATAGATCCAAAGTTTATATCTAGAACAGATGTAGAGAAATATCGTTCTAGTCTACAAAAAGCGCGTAATGTATTACTTAGAACACAAGGTGGTTTTGAAAGAAGACCAGGAACATTATTTAGAGCAGACCTAGGCGCAGCTTCTAGACTTGAACCATTTATATTTTCAGAAGACCAAGAGTATGTGTTTGCATTTCAACATCAAGCATTGAAGATTTATTCAACAGCAGGTGTATTGTTACAAACAATTACAAGTCAACCATGGACATCTAGTAACTACAATGAATTAAACTTTACACAACAAGGCGATACTATGATTGTAGTACACTCTACTTTTAATCCTAAAGTTATTAAAAGAACAGGTGCTACTACATTTACATCTACTGATTTTGCATTTGATTCAAGTGTAAATGGTAAAAGAATATATCAACCTTACTTTAAATTTGCAGATGATACTGTTACTTTAGATTGCAACTCAGATACAGCAGGAACCGGCAAAACTATTACAGCTAGTGCATCTTATTTTACATCTGATTATGTAGGAACAACATTAAAAATATATGGCACAGAAGCCACAGTAACTGGATATACATCTGCAACACAGGTAACAGTAACATTAAAAGATGATTTAGAAGTAGAATTAGATGAAGATCCATTAGCAACGCAAAGTGGTTCTGGTGTAATAAAGGTAACACATGTTGCACATGGACTAAGCACAGGAGCATCAGTCACTATATCTGGTGCAGAAGATATGCTTAATACAGAAGATCCTCCAGTTGGATTGACTGCTGGGAATATTAATGGAAGCAAATCTATAACTGTAGTAGATGATGACCATTACGAAATTACAGCTAGTAGTAGTGATACAGCTTCATCTTCTGAAGATGGGGGTGGTGTAAGAATAGTTATTAAAACACATGCACCTACAAGAGATTGGCAAGAACAAGTACTATCTACTGTTAATGGTTTTCCAAAAGCAATAGCATTTCATGAACAAAGATTATTTTTAGGTGGTGTTACTAATTTACCTGACTTAATAGCCGGTTCAAAAGTAGGACAGTTTTTTAATTTTGATATAGGAGATGCTGAAGATTCTGATTCTATACAAATACAAATTGCCTCAGATGAGATAAACGAGATTAGACATATACTATCTGGTCAAAGATTAGAAATACTTACTAACACAGCAGAGTGGTATTTGAGACCATCAGTAGGTAAACCTATAACACCAGTAGATATAGCTATAGTTAAACAAAGTAATTTAGGTTCTCAACTATCTGGTATTACTAGAAAGTTTGATGGAGGTACATTATTTGTACAAACTAATGGTAAAGTCGTTCGTTCATATGAATGGGATGGTGGTACAGAACAATACACTGCTACACCAATAAGTTTATTATCTAGTCACTTGATACAAAATCCTACAGATTCAGACAGAATAAAAGCACTTAGTGAAAGCGATCAACAGTTAGCATTGTTTACAAGTACAGATGGTTCACTTGCTATTTACTCAGCACATAAACTAGAAAACTTAAAAGGATGGGTAAAATGGACTACCGATGGCACCTTTGCTTCTGTATGTTGTACAACCAATAGCATTTATAGTGCTGTTACCAGAACAATAAATTCAGCTACAGTCTATTATTTAGAACAATTTGCTGATACAGCTTTCGATTTACCAACAGATATGACAGTAACAAAAACGGTGTCGGGGAGTTACCAACCTCATGGTTCACCTCTTACAAATGGCGCGGTCTCAAGCTCCTCGACACTTATAATTGATGGTTGTACACAAGCACCACAAACAGGAGAAACCTTTCAGTTTGCTGGGACAGGCACTGTATACACAATACAATCATCTACAGCTACAGGTAATAGCAATGAATATGCTATATCAATAAGTGGTGCAGTTAGTCAATCTGATGGCGTAGCACTACAATTTGTAACAAGCAGAACATTTACAGGATTAAATAGCACACCTGATATGCGTGCTAAAACAGTATACGCTACATCAGGATCAACTGAGGGCGGTAATATTAAATACTATGGAAGTGCAACAGTAGATAGTAATGGGGTTGCAGTATTTGATATTCCTGCAAGTGCTATTGATATTGGTCTAGATTATGATGTCGAAGTACAAACATTGCCACCAATAGTTTTATCACAACCAGCGGCAGGTCAAGCTGGGTTAATTAGCTACCCTAGAAAAATAGCCAAAGCTATTTTAGAATTATCATCAACATACAATATCAAAGTAAATACTAATGATGTTATAGTACAAACAACATCACAGTTAGATACAAGCACTACTATGAATAGTTATACAGGTAAAAAAGAAATACATCTATTAGGTTATAATACAGAACCTACTCTAACTATTACTCAAGGTATACCAACACCTATGAGAGTAATTGGCATAACTCAGGAGGTATATTACTAATGTGTGATCCAGTAACATTAACAGCAATGCATACTGGGATGACTTATCTGGGTAGTTCTAGTATGTTGGCTGGTACTAGCATAGGTACTGGTTTAATAAATACTGCATCTTTTATTAATACATCTAGTGGTATATATAAAGCAAGTCAAGCAGTGACTGGTGTACTATCTAGCCCAATAGCTAGTATAGGTTTAAGTGCAATGCAAGGTCGTCAATCAGGTGAAGCAGACTTACAAGCAGCACAAAACGCAAGATTACAACAACAACAAGCTAGAGATAATGCTGATAGAGAAAGACTAAAATATAGATCAGAAGAATTAGAACGCAGAAAAAAATACATAAGTGACCTAAGTAGTTCCAGAGCATTAATGGCTAAGTATGGTTACACAGCACAAAGTCCATCAGCTAATGCATTACTTAGAAAAAATAGAGAAACATATATGCTTGACCAAAATGCAATACGTATGACAGGAATAGACCAAGTACTTGCACAAGAAAGGTCAGCACAAACATTTGGTGAAGAAGCTAAACAACTAACTAAACGTGGTAAACGCGCACCATTAAATGCAACATTGAAAGGTATATCAGATAACTTTAAAACATTTAGAGAAACCGCTGCAACCAAACTATTAAAATAAAATGGCACTTAAAGACGAAAGAACAAATAAATATGCAGGAGCAATAGGAGTAGTAAGCCCATCTACTGCACGTATTGATTCAAAAAGACAAGAAGCAAACCTGTTTGAAAGTCTTGCAGATAGTGTTGCAAAAAATGCGTATTCATCAGCAGTACAAACTGGAAAGATAAAAGCGTCATTAGCAGCAGATACCTATCAATTTACTAAAGAGAATAGAAAATTTACTATTAATAATCCAAATGGTACGCAAACAGAATATGAAAGAGAAGTACCTATTCCTTATGAATTTCCACCTGAGTTATCTCAGTATTCAGATACAGCTACATTTGATGTATTTCAAGAAAAAGTTGCTAAAAGATATATAAGCGAATTAGAGACTGTTTCATCTGACATAATATTAAAAGAAGAATCTAGAGCCATTATGGATGGCGCAGAACAAATGGTATTTGAACAAGGCGTTAGAGGTGCATTAGGTGATTTTTATGAAAGCATACCACCAAATGTAGCGAACGTATTAAAACTATCAGATGAAAGATTAATAATACAAAGAGGTAGAATAGTACAAAATAATTATAATGAAATACAGCTAGAAGATTTAAACACGTATTCAACAAATGCACAATTAAAAGCATATAATTATACACATGAATTGTTAACAAATGGTCAATCTACAAAAGAAGCAATAGATTTTTATATAGACAAACAAAAAAGTTCTTCTGGATCAAAAAGTTTTAATAAGAAAAAAATAGAAGAAACTACAAAAGTGATACAGGACATGGAAAAGTTATATAAAATACTTGAGCCACATATTGTACCTCATGCTAATGATGACACAGATAAACTTGCAGATAGCACATTAATAGCAAATGTATTTTTAAATAAATCAGGTAAGTCAGTAACTTTATCTACTAACAAAAAATTAGATATAACATTATTAAATGACATAGATAACAAAGCAATTAACCAAATTAAAAACAGATTAACAACAGTTAATGGTGCAAATGAACAGTACCAAAAAGTAAGAAAAAATAAACAATTTATAGATAAAGCAATAAAAAGAAACGATATAGATAATTTTGGAATGACATCTGGACAATCACCAAAAGATGTAGCTAAAATGTTATTTGAGACACCCGGTTTACTCAAAGATGTATATCAACAATACTTAACAGATATTCCTCAAGATGAAGACCATGTACCACAATATGATAATCCTCTAGCTGATACTGGATTTAGAACGACATTATTTAATCAAGGACTTGTACCTAAATTTTTAAGGGAGGATATATCTAATGCTATAAATAGTGAGAATCCAGAATTAATATATGGAAATATTACGTACATAAAAGAATTAAAAAATTCAGGTGTTGATTTAAATAAAATGGGATTTACAGAATCTGATGAAGATATAATTCATACATTAGGTAGAGCAAGACCTACTAGTCCAGATGGCACAGTACAGTCTACAGAAATACTTAGATACATAAATAATAGAAAAACAGCAAATGAATTAAAATCTAGAGAAAAACTTACAGAACGATACTTAGCAGATGTAAAAGAAAAATATGGCTCATTAGATAAATTCGACAGAAAAATATCTGAACGTTTAGATTTAGTTGTAGCTAATCAAACAGAAGAAGTACGTAATACATTAGATGATGTATATTATGGAAGTGTAGTTACAGGTAGTATAAGAAGAGCAGTCATTAGAAGAATAAATAACGCAGGCGCAGAGTTAGATGACGATATGTTAGATGACGTTATAACTACTGAAGTTCAAAAATTGTTAGGTAGCGGACAATATGCATTTAGTACAAGAGGCATAAGATTTAGAAAAGAGGGTAATATAGAAGACGGTTTTACACTAGGCGATGTTATAAGCCCAGCACAAGCAATTCCTGATTTTATATACAATGCAGATGCTGTAGATAGACAAGGTGTATTTATGTACAATGCACCAGAAGCACATCATGGTATTGATAATAGTGTAGAGTATCTTGTACCTTTTGCAGAACAGATGGTAAAAAATCACTTCGATGAATTACAAAAACAATATCCAGATTCTAATATAATACAACCTGAAAACATTGCAGATAATATTAGGTTTGAATCTGTTAGAACTGCTAATGGTGTTGATTTTGTAATTGTATTAGTTGCTCCAGATGGTAGCGAACAAATGTTATCTACGCCTAGTGCTGGTTTGTTAAAAATGGACCATGAAGTAATACAAGATATTAAGGATAGATTGTAATGGCTGAATATATACCAAGTTATAAAAAGTCTACATATGTAGGCAATATGTCAAATAGAACATTCTTAGACAAAGCTAATGATGAGTTTTGGATGACATGGATGGGACAGATGATTGAGAATGAAGTTACTAATAGAGGAGTTTATAGTAAAAAAAGAGATCCATCATTTAATGCATTTGATCCAGAATATATAGCAGGGTTTGAAAGATATGCTAATGAATTTCTAGATGTAAAAAATCAAGAAGAAGCAGACTTTGTTAAAGAAAGAATAAGAAGAAATCAATTGAGAAGAGAAAGACTAGACATGGGTGGTAGAGATATACTTCCGGGTTTGTTAGCAAACGTAGTCGATCCTATAAATTTTATACCAATACCATTTGTAAAAGGTATGTCATTGATGAAACGAGTAACAGTAGGTGGTAGTGCATCAGCAGGTTTGATTGCAGCAACAGAACCTATAAGAAGAAATTATGATCCAACGTCAACAGATTTCGAGTCAGCAATGTATATTGGTGGAGGTTTCTTTTTTGGTGGATTGTTTTCTGGAATACTAGGAAAGTCTGGCACACGTGGATTAGACGCAGAATCAAGATATAAAATTAATCCTAAAAAATTAGGAGAAAACTATTACTCTGCATTTCATAATACAGAAACAGGTATAGATTGGACTAAGCCATTTACTAAAAAGTTTTATGCAGAAGAACCAGATATAAAATTTGATGTAGCACCTACTAATACATTTGTAGATAAGAATGGAGATATAATTACATATCAACAATACATTACTAATACAACAACAAGACAACAAGGTAGAAGTAGAACAGAAAGAAGAGCAACAAGTATACAGTCATATAGAAAAGATAATGCGTATCAACCAATAAAATATAAAGATGTAGATGGTACAACTACAGTAACTGTCGATACTGCTTTTCTAACAAAAAAATTTAGAGAAAATTCACATTTAGATAAAAATGGAACCTTGAGACAAAACTCAGTGCCTTTTAATATTGCAACATTAATGAAGAATGAAAATGATTACATAGCATATTTAGTAAAAAAAGAAATATATAGAAACAGATATATACAAAAAAACAAAGGTGAAACTAGAGTAGATTATGAAACACGACTAAATGAAAAAATACATGAAGATACATTAAAAAAAATAAATGCAGACTTTACAACAGATACAGGAGATTTAGCAATAAATAAAGAAGTATTAAATTTTCTAGATAAATACACTGATACAGGTGGTGTTGTACAAGCATTACCAAAAGATAACCCACAACTATCAGCATACGTAGGTAGAAAAATATTTGAATTAATAGGTGACTTTGGTGTACAGACAAGGAGTGATGATGTAGCAATGCCACAGTCAGCACATTTAGAAACAACAACTAGATGGGAAGCTGGATTGCATGAAGCATTGAATGAAATTAATGCAGCGTTTGTAGAGTATAGAACAGGATCAACAGAATCTACTATGTTGTCCGGTGGTAATTTATCAGCTAGAGCAATAAGAGCAAAAGATACAGCTAATGTATACAAGAAAAAATTATTTGGTAAGAAAGAACAAATGCCATCTACTATTAGAAACTCATATGAAGACTTCAATAGGTATATATATAATGGTGTTGTAGATACAAATGATAAAATATATAACGATCCAAACACACATGAAGCAGTAAAAAAAGGTATAGATGCTGTACGTAAGTTTTTTAAAGAATATGCAGATGAAGCAAATGATGTTGGAATATTTGCTACAAAACAAAACATAGCTAATAAAGTAGAATTACAACAAGAATTAGTAGCTATTATAAATACAGAATTAAAACGTGCAAAAAATCCATATCAAACTAAACGTTTAGGTAATATAAAAGTACGTATTGAAGATAGATTAAAACGTTTAGAAGCACAACAAAACGAAATAGAAACAAAATTTAATCAACCATTTTCTATGAATAAAAACTATGTAACTAGATATTTTAATAGAGAAGCATTACTAGATAATCCAAAAAGATTTAAACAAATATTAACAGATTGGTATACCAATAATCCAAGACCGGGTGTTAAAGGAACAATAGAAGAAAGAGTAGAAGAAACCTATGAAACTATATTAAATGATTCTGCTCATATGGATTCTGATGGAATACTAGCTATGGGTAGAAACAAGAAGAATCAATTTGTAGCAGGTACAAGACCATTAATGCAAAGAAGTTTAGATATACCATCTGAATTATTAGAAGATTTTATAATTAAAGATGTTACAGACATAATGAAAATGTATAAATCACGTATGAGTTACGCTATAGAAATTACCAGAAGATTTGGCGACAGACATATGGAAGATTTTTTAAACAGATTAGATATAGATTTAACATTACAAACAGTAAAAAGTTCTGCTACTAATACTAAAGCTACAAAAATTATAAATCATTTTGAAGATGCTAAAGATAAATTATATGGCACATTTAACACTGATGATCCAACGTCAACAAATAAAAGAATAGCAGGGTTCATGAGAAACTGGACATCACTTACAAGCATGGGACGTGTTGTATACACAGCTCAAGCTGATATAGGTAGACCATTCATGACACATGGCATGTCTAGAATGTGGGATCATTTCTTAAGACCATTTTTTACTAATAGAGAACTCTATGAAGAAATGTTTAAACAAGCGCCATACTTAAATCCAGCAGCAGAACTTACAGTACAAGGCGGTGCTATGGATAGGTATCTTGGTTCGTTCGGTACATCACCAAGAAAAGGTGGAATGTTAGATAAGTATTTAATAGCTCCTGTAAACAATTCACAAGGTCCATGGTTCTGGATGAATGGCTTGACTCCATGGACTGTTATGATGAAAAGATTTACAGGATATGTATCACAACATAGATTTATTGAAGACTCTATAAAACTGTCAAACGGTACATTAAACAAACAAGAGATAAAAAGATTAGCCAGTTATGGTATAGATAAAAAAACAGCAGATACTATTGCTAAAATGCCATGGGAATTTACAGATGGTATTTATTTACCTAACGCACAAGCATGGGGTAAAACAGGTGCTGGTCGTTCTGCATTACAAAAATACAGACAAGCAATAAAAGCTGATATTGAAAGAACAATTATTACACCATCACCCAACGATAAACTAAATATGATGTACGGAAAGATTAGAATAAATGATGAAGAGGGACTCTATTATAAAGCATTTGATAATGATGTTGGTAGGATGCTTGGATTTACACGAACTAAATATGGTGGTGCTAAATTTGGTAATGCATTTATGGCTCTACCATTTCAATTTTTTTCATGGATGATATCTGCTAATAGAAAATTACTTATGTCAGGTTCAGCAGGACGAGACTTTCATTTAGTACAAGGTGCTACTGCAATGGTTATGTTTGCTATGTGGGGTGACTTTCTTAAAGATCCAGCATTTTGGTATAGAAAAAATAAAGATGAAAAATGGTTAGCAGCAGTAGAAAAGTCAGGTGTTCTTGCAGTATATGGTGATTTAAATCATATATTAGAAACTGTAACTGGTGGTGATATGGGCATGAGACCATTGTTTGATATGGAAGATCCATACGGAGAACCAGAAGCACACGATATATTTAGACCATTTTTAGGTGCAGCACCATTTAATGTGTTAGATGTATTTCAAGCATTTGATAGCGGTTCACCAAGAGAACAAAGAGATTCTATAAGAAGAATGTTGCCATTACAGAATTGGTTAGTCTGGGACAGGGCATTTAAAAATGTATATAATAGCACCATAGACTATTGATAGGATTAAAAAATGAGGGTATTGTTGACATATGACTATAGCTAGTGCAAAGAACACACCAAGAGTATCGTATACTGCGTCTGGTAGCCAGACTGCTTTTACTATTCCATTTGAGTTTTTTAGCACAGGAGATATAAAAGTATATAATGGGACCTCCTTACTTACGTATAATGCAAGTCCTAGCTCAACATCCCAGTATTCTGTTACTGGTACTGCTTCTGCTAGTGACAGTGCTTTTGAGTTCGGTGCTGGCGGTACTATTACTCTGGGTGGTAGTGGAGCTACTGCTGGGGACATTATTACTATTGTTAGAGATATTACAATAGAAAGAACAACAGACTTTCCAGTATCTGGATCGTTTGATATAACCTCACTTAATACAGATTTAGACAGAATATATGCAAAATTATCAGATGTTAAACAACATACAGATAGAGCAGTAAAACTTGCTGACACCGATAGTATTGCAGCTGACGTAACCTTACCAGCAAAAGCAACTAGAGCATCAAAGGTCTTATTTTTTGATGCTAACGGTGTACCAGAAACAACTTTATCTACTGCAAATCTTACAACACTTGGAGAAAAAACGACTGAAATAACGACAGTCGCAAACAGTATAGCTAACGTAAATACAACGGCTGCGAATATTGGAGCTGTAAATACTGTTGCTTCTGACCTTGCAACTGTTGCTGCAATTACATCAGACGTTGTTACTGTAGGTAATATAGGAGCAAACGTAACTACTGTTGCTGGAGTAGCAGCAAACGTTACAACTGTTGCAACAAATATTAGCTCAGTAAATACAGTCGCTGCTGACATAACAAAAGTAGTAGCTGTAGCAAA